TATTCAGGCAAGAAGCAGGGAAAAACTTTTGGAGAGGTTCTGAAAGCTACTTGGAGACTTGCTAAACTTCAAGAAAATTTCTCACAGGAAGCCATGAAAGCAAGAACGGATAAATTCTTATCAGAAAGAAACGAGGTAATGAGTAAAGCGGCTAAAGCTACAAGGCATGAGGGGTACAATAATCTTAATATACCCGCTTCCGCTTACTACAACCCAAATAGTACTCATTACGGTGCACATTACGTCGGAGATTAATCAAATTATACAACAATGGATAAAAGAACCGAACTAGAAATACAGCGAGACAAATATGAAGCTGTGATTGAAGAACGAGACGCGTTGATCAACTCTTTGAGAGGTGAAAATGAAAAACTCAAACGAGATTTAGAATCAGAACGTGGATTTTATAGAGAGAAAGTTTCCCAATGTGATGATTTGAAGAAATTTATTGAATCGCAAAGAAACTTAATGGATATAGTTTTGAAGAACAACCAAAGTATTCTCTAACCCTCACTAAAGTCAAACCAAACCGCCGGTTATCCGGTACCCAGTCCGGTCTTTGAGCCTGCCCTTGAAGGGAGACTGGGAACAACAGAGAAGAGTTCTTTGACATATTGGTAAAATGGTGTTTTGGAAGCCGACACGTGCCGAAAGGGATTACTGACGTAGGCGGGCTTCTCAACGATATAATGCTGTGGTTAATGGTCAAGCCGTATCGTTGTAAAACTAAATCAGTTAGACGTTTGTCGGCAAATCGAGGTATTTGCTTTATGTATATAAAGGTGATGTAGCTCAGGCAGGTTAGAGCGCTGTGTGTGGTGGATGGTTGAGAGTTCGAGTCTCTCAAGAAATACTCTTAGCTTAACGGAAGAGCACCACAAGCAGAGGTCGGCGGTTCGAATCCGCCCATCGCTTCAATGTTTAATTAAAGAATATAGAGTTATGACAAGGTTTTTCCAGTTTGTAATAGTTGGGATAATATTAGGAGCGGTGCTTATGTTACTCGCTTCTATTGTTTCTTCGTGTTACTTTTTTATTACAACATTTACGTTGAGTGATTTTGAAGAAAGAACAGCTTCATTTGTCCTCGGTGCGGTAAGTGCTCTATTTACATACGGAATGTTCCGGATATTAATGAATGCCTTACAAGTATTTTCAGATAAGTTGGATGCAATAAAGAAGAGATATGAAAGCAATAATTGAAATGTAGGATACACTGTTTTCTATGGTCCTCAATTTTAATAACACATCCTAGATTGATAAGGATGCGTTTACCGTTTTCGGTAATCTCAATAAATTTGTTCATTTTCTTATTTTTTAAGTTGGTTCTACAAAAATAAGAAAATCCCCCGTTCCTTTTTTATTAGCGAATAATCTTGGAACGGGGGAAATTTATTAATCAATTAATATTAAGCGTATTATTATGAAGAATTACATAACTCTAATTGTGATGTTCATCATCGGTCTATTTGTTGGAAATAGAATATTTAATCATGTAAATGCGTGGATAGGTGTGGGTGTAATCTTGTTCACGATATTTTTTGTCACATATAAATTAATAAAAGCACTGAAAAATGAGAAGAAAGATTGATTGTCTGTTTTTGGCATTGATTGCCATTATTTTATTTGCATCGTGTGAAAGAGTTGCTCCTAATTATGCCGGTGTGCTCATGGAGAATTACGGTAAACAGGGGAAAGATGATTTTAAGGTAGTTTCGGGCAAAGTATCTACATGGGAATGGGGTACGGAGCTATTTCAAGTTCCTTTGTTTGACCAACGTGGAGAATTCGCAGAGCCAGTAACATTAAAGGCTGCTGACAATACGGAGTTTACAGCACGTCCGACTTATTCCTATAAGGTGATGAAAAATAGGGCTATTGATATTGTATTTGACAACAAGCATATTGATAAAGCCGATACTCCATCAGGAAAGGATGGCTTTATGCAATCGTTGGAAGATAATATCTTGGAACCTCGTATTTATGACCTTATTAAGGAGGAAAGCCGAAAACATAAGACTGATAGCCTGATGGCGGATGGTGGTTCGTTAGTTTTTGAAAAGAGACTGGAGCAAATAGTAGATAAAGAGTTTGATAAACGAGGATTACAATTACTTACTTTTTCTGCACAGTTGGAGTTTTCAAGAGCTGTTCGTGATAAGATTGATAGTCGCAATGAAGTAAATACCAATATATCTGTTCTCGATCAGAAAATTGAAGAGCAGAAGAAACAAAATGAATTGGAACGATTGAAAACGGAACAGGCTCTTATTACATCGAAAGGGTTGACTAAAGAAATCCTGTATAAGCAGTTTATTGATAAATGGGATGGAAAAACACCGCTCTATGGTATTGCTCCTGATTTTCTGAAAATAACTCAATAATGAAATTACCCAAGTTTATTTGGAAATACTTAATCCGAATGATTAAGATGCGAGTTGTTAAGAAAATGCAACCCGATGGAGATTACCAAAAAGCAGTCTCTTTTGTAATTAACGCACCTTTGAAAGAGTGGCGCATCCGATTGTGGTGTGTCACTCATTTCAAAGATGAATGTGGGTCAGGCGATGAGTCTGATTGGGAACGGTTATTGGACTATCTTACTCATTGAGTAGCCCCATTAATTAATCAACATATTTATGATTCAAGTAACAATTAAAAACGATAGGAATGAGAATTTGGAAGATGCCACATTCTCATTAAGTGTAGAGAATATGCCGATAAAATCAGCTAAAGTAGTAGCCGAAAAGCTTCCTGCTATGATACAGAAAGCTTTTCGGGATTATGCAGATTGTAAAGTCGGGTTTAATCGAGATAAAAAGAGAGATAATGAATGAATTTTTCTATGAGTGATTTGAGTTTGTTGCAATCATCATTGTAATAATGATCTAAAAAACCTGAATCAAATCGAGGTCGAGGTTCTGACATCATTTTTTTGTAAAATGGCATTTCTTGGTCAAAAGCATGTACAAGATTGATGAAATCATCTTGTACTTCTTTGAATTTGCATGAATATACATCATTTGTTCCTGGAGTACTATCTTTATAGCTTTTGGGCGCTATCTTGTTAGAATCAACCAATTCTTTAAATGTTGCTCGTATGCTTTCAAGGTTAGAAAGTATATCTTCTGCGTGTTTTTTGTAAAATTCTGCTCTCATATTACTTAATTTTTGATTATACACCCCAAAGTTAAGTAAATCCTCCGAATAAAGCGTGATGCTGCCGATCGAATTGGTTCGGGGGAGCTTTTATTTTAAAATCAATCAGTATGGAAAAAGAAAAGAGTATTATGTGCATTCTCCGTGAAATGGAGATTGATGACAAAAAAGACTTTCCCATTTCCAAAAGGGCGTATCTTTTGAATCTGACTTCTTACAGGCTAAAGGAGAAGGAGCCTGATAAAAAATGGGGGATTAAGTCTGATAGAAACGGTGGTATTGTTACAGTTACACGGGTTGAGTAAGTAATATAAGGCTATGGAAACTATTAGGGGTGAAATGGCTGAAATATTGCTAGATAATATTCTCCGTCTGTTTTCTACAGAGACATTCGGAAAAGATAAGTCTGCATATTACGTAGGTGGGGAAAAGAAATTGATGAATCTTATAGAAGCGGGTAAGATTGAAAGTGATAAGCCCACTAATGTCCAAAACGGCAAGTGGCATTGTAATGCTGCTCAAGTATTACTTCATTGCCGATGTGCGGGAAGGAAAGTTAAATCTAAAAAACGGAAGAAATGAAAAAGATTAAAGTGATACAGTATGCCATGATGTTCATTGCCTTATGGACAACACTGTATCTTATAGATAGCATTGAAGTTAGCAAGAAAGAATTTATTGCTGCTTTTGTATTGGTGACTGTCGTATCAGTGAATTATATCTGTTTTCGATACTACGAAGATAGGAAACAAAATAAAGATAGCCTGTGAAGGTCTGCATTGCTTAATTTTAGTATTTGTCATGTTTATTTAGCCCGGTTCGCCGGGCATCTGCCGGGATAGCCCAGTTGGTTAGAGCGCATGTTTCTACATGAGGTCAGCGGTTCGAATCCGTTTCCCGGCTCAACTCAATCAGAGTTAAGTAACCCGTGAGGGTGAAAATATATTTGCATTATATATACAATCAATGTAGCCGGAAGCGTCTGGCTACGACCTGAAGGAATGGCGGAATTGGTAAACGCAAGTATGCAGATAGATTGAAGAAAGTCATACATAGGTAATCTATCATCCCGGTTCGAGTCCGGGTTCCTTCACAGAGAATTTTTCTTTTTATGTTTAACTAATGTTGCCAGCGAAAAGGACGCTGTAGGGTTAAAGCCCCTGTTATTTGAGTTTTAATTGTTCTATACTATTCCGGTGTGCTTTGAACGGCTATCCGGAAGCAAGAAGCTCGTGAGAGTGCTATTTAATAGTTAATGTCGTGTTTTATTTTGTGTTTGTGTTCTAGGTGAATGGTTCGTGAGAATAGTTCACTTAAAACGGATGGCTGGTGTAATTGGCAGCATACGCAGATATGCGTGATGTGGGTTCGATCCCCACGCCATTCACCCTTCTGATCCTAATTAAATTATAGTAGTTCATGAGTTTTGTTTTGTGTTTGTGATTGGGGTGTATGGTCTGTGAAGATAGTGCACCTTTTTAATTAATCGGGCGGATATGTATATCGTTGGTTGAAACTGCGGTGAGGTGCACCAATATTCCGTGAGACCGGTTCGACTCCGGTTCCGTCCACTAGCATTTACATTATGTATAAATCAGGGAGCCGTACACCCTTCAAAGCGTAGCCGTTCCATAAGGTACATTGGATTATTCATTTTCTTATTTTTCTGCCTGTACAATATCGTACAGGCAGTTTTTACTACCTGAAAATGGCGTTAAAATGGCGAAGTTTCTGTTTGCTAAACTTGTCAATAACGATTATCTTTACTGATGTAATGAGCTAAAAGTCAAACCATTAAATTAGAATTATGACAGCGAGAAAAAACACTGTATCAACGGTTCAGAATGAAGAGAAGAAGAAAAATTCTATCAGACCGCTTCTAGCTTCTGAAATTGAATGTAGGGTTGGTACTATGAAACCGGACGGTTCGGGCTGCTCCTTGCTATTATACAAGGATGCTCGAGTAGACATGAGAATACTTGATGAAGTGTTCGGAGAAATGAACTGGAAACGGCACCATGATGTCGTTAATGGGAATCTATTCTGTACGTTGTCCATTTGGGATAATGAAAAGAAGGAATGGGTGAGTAAACAGGATGTTGGGACAGAATCTAGCACAGAAAAAGAGAAAGGGCAGGCTTCGGACGCCTTTAAACGTGCAGGATTTAACTGGGGAATTGGGCGTGAACTTTATACGGGTCCTTTCATTTGGATTCCACTTGAGAAAAATGAAATATATCAGAGCAAAACAGGTTCTCCTGCTCTATACACCAAATTCAGTGTAAAAGAGATTGGTTATAACGAGCAAAAGGAGATTATTTTACTTGTTATTGTGGACAATAAAAACCGCGTTCGTTTTGCTTATGGTAATACAAAGGAAAAAGTATATGCTCCCAATGTTTCTGCTTCAAACGCTTCGGGCAAAGTATATACTGGTGTAGACCTGGATCGTGCAATTAAACAAATGACTGGTGTTAAAAGCCGCGAAGAGCTTGAGAGAGTTTGGGCTGAACATCCCGAACTTCACAATAATAAGGAGTTCAGAAACATAACTATTGACATGCAGAAAACGTATCCTCCTAGAAATTGATAATAATGATAGAATTAGTGAAATCCAGTGTGGTTTTCAATGAGGAAAACCACACTTATATGCTCGGTGAAAAACAGTTGCAAGGTATAACCGGTATGATTAGCCGGCAGTTGTTCCCTGACAAATATAAAGATGTCCCCGATTTTGTATTGAAGAGAGCTGCAGAGAAGGGTAGCCTTATTCATGCTCAATGCCAGTTTGCTGATGTAACAGGCTTACCTCCTGAAAGTATTGAAGCAGAGAATTATATCAGAATGAGGGTAAATGCCGGATATAAGGCGCTTGCCAATGAATATACCGTTTCTGATAACGAATACTTTGCATCGAATATAGATTGTGTTTGGGAGAAAGCCGGTAGAATTAGTCTTGTTGACATCAAAACTACCCTTCATCTTGATAAGGAGTATTTAAGTTGGCAGTTGTCAATCTATGCTTATTTCTTTGAACTTCAAAATCCATTACTCAAAGTTGATAAATTGTTTAGCACTTGGTTGCGTGGTAATAAACATGAATTTGTTGAAATTAGTCGTAAGTCTGATAAAGAAGTCAAGAAGTTAATGGAATGCGAGAAGAAGGGTGAGCAATATCTATCCAATCTTCCCGTTCCTGCCCCTGATGATGACAAGTTACTTATTCCAATGCAGCTTGTAAATACTATAATCGGGATTGAGGAAGAACTTGCAGATCTAACCAAGATTCAGAAAGATTATAAGGCAAAATTGAAAACTGCTATGCGTGAGAATGGTGTCAAGTCATGGGATGCCGGAAGATTGCGAGTTAGTTATACACCCGCTTCTACGAGTGACAATTTTGATACTAAAAAGTTTCAGGCTGACTATCCGGAATTATATTCTAAGTATATCAAAACAGTTCCTAAAGCTGATAGTATCCGTGTAACAATAAGGGAGGATAAATCATGAGTTTAAATAAATTGATGCTTATCGGGCATGTTGGCAAAGACCCCGATATTAGAATTTTGGAAGCTGGTTCTAAAGTGGCCACTTTCTCCTTTGCCACCACTGAAAAAGGTTATACCCTTGCCAATGGAACACAGGTTCCTGAAAGAACTGAATGGCATAATGTTGTTGTTTGGCGTGGTCTTGCCGATGTTGTTGAGAAGTATGTCCATAAGGGAGACAAGTTGTATCTGGAAGGAAAGATAAGAACTCGGAGTTATGATGATAGCAGAGGAATTAAACGGTATATTACAGAACTTTTTGTTGATAATATGGAGATGCTTTCTGTTAAGCCTCAACAAGCGCCACCACCGCCACCTCTTCCGGAACACACCAATAATCAGACTCGAAGTGCGGTGAATGAGTGCCCGCCACCGCCACCACCGACCAAGGACGATTTGCCATTCTGATAGGTTATGGAAGCAACATTGACGAAGAAAGATGGCAAAATCCAAATGGATAAGTCTTTCGAGTTCATGTGCAGCACACTTCGTAATGGAGAATACACTGTAACCATTAAGAAAAAAACACAGCCGAGAACATTAAATCAAAATGCTCTCATGTGGAAATGGTTTCAGTGTATTGGTGCCTGTTTGCGTGAATACACAGGTGAAGAGTATTGGAGCACTGCTGCTGGAGTTCAGGATATACATGACTTGTATTGTAAGAAGTTTCTTGTGAAACAGGTTCATGTGAATGGCAAAGTGGAAACTATTGTGCGAGGAACAAGTAAACTTAATACTTTAGAGATGCATAATTTCATGGAAAGCGTGAAAATAGATGCGGCCACCGAGTTTGGTATTACACTTCCGTTGCCTGAAGACCAGCATTACTTAGATTTTATTCATGAGTACCAAAACCGGTACTAATTAATCCTTTTATAATTTATGATTGCAAATTTGAGAAACTACGAACCCGAGACAATCGAGTTTGTAGTTCCCGATTCTATTCGGGAAAAATTTCCCCCTGTTTTATTTCAGGGTTCTACGAATGTAGATGAATTGATAAAGTTGGTGAATGAGCATTTCAATGCTACATTCCCTGAAAGTGAGGTGACACAACGTTTACTGGATGAATTTGAGATTTCCGAAATTCGTGAAGAGTATTGCATCAAGCAAGAGAATGAGGTCCCCAAACGCGAACGTGAATTGTTGGAAGCCATTGAACGTGCGAAGAAAATTAAGAGTGATGCTCAAGACAGGTTAGCTTCTATTAAGACTGAAATTAAAGACCTGGCTGCCGAGGTCAAAAAGGGGACGAGGGAGTATCATCTTTCAAGTAAGAATACGATCCGGTTTGCTCTTGATGGATATTTCCTGTATTATTCATGGGTGAACGGTGAGTTTAAGCTTGTGAAAGCTGAAAAAATTCCTGATTGGGACAAACGTTCTCTTTGGGCACAGGAAGATCGAAACAGAAAAGCGATGCTTGATTTGTTTGGTATTGAATATCCTGAAGTAGAACGTCCTATTGATGATACAGAAGATTATGGGGACAAGTTCGAAGAAGACCTGTCTGATAAACTTCCTGAAGAAGAACCGGAAGACGATGAGTAGATTGCAGCACAAAAAAGGCAGGAAGTCCAACTATGTGAAGCGGCTTGTGAATAATCCAGATTGGGAAGAAGCCAAGCGTAAAGTTCGTATTAGGGACGGACATAAATGCCAGATGTGCGGTAAAGACTTTAATTTAGAGATTCACCACAAAACATACAGGGTTAACGGAAAATCAATCGTTGGTCATGAGCTTGAACATCTTGATTGTCTCGTTACCCTTTGTGGTGACTGTCATTCGAAAGTTCATAAATATCACATCAAATTATGACATACCAGTTAAGAGACTACCAAAAAAGTGCTAGTGATGCAGCGGTCAGCGTTTTTAAATCCAAGGAAAAGAAAAACTACGTGATAGTTCTTCCCACTGGTGCCGGGAAGTCCCTTGTCATTGCCAATATAGCTGCACGGATAGACGGGCCGCTGATAGTGTTCCAGCCTAGCAAGGAAATACTCGAACAAAATTTTGCGAAACTTCAATCATACGGCATATTCGATTGTGGAGTTTATTCAGCTTCTGCCGGAAGAAAGGATATCAATCGTATTACGTTTGCTATGATTGGTAGTGTGATGAAACACATGAGTTTCTTCAAACATTTCAAGCACGTTCTGATTGATGAATGTCATTTAGTGAATCCGGAGAAAGGAATGTATAAGGAATTCTTTGAAGATGAGCAAAGGAAAGTTATTGGGCTGACAGCGACTCCTTACAGATTATGTTCAGGAAGAGGTGGTGCTATGCTTAAATTTATAACTCGTACCCGGCCAAAGGTTTTCACTGATGTTATTTATCACTGTCAGGTGAGTGAACTACTTGCTAAAGGATTTCTCGCAAGTTTGAAATACTATGATATTACAAAGTTGGATTTAAGTAGAGTCAGGACTAATTCTACTGGTGCAGATTACGATGAAAAAAGTCTTCTGCAAGAGTTTGAACGTGTGGACATATACAAAGATATAGTTGGATGGACAAAACGTCTGTTGAACCCCAAATCGGGCATACCACGCAAAGGTATTTTAATATTCACGAGGTTTATTCGTGAAGCTGAAAAACTGGCTTCCGAAATTCCTAATTGTGCGATCGTTAGCGGTTCTACTCCAAAGGAAGAAAGGGCACGAATTCTGAAAGGTTTTAAAGATGGAAGAATAAAAGTTGTTGCTAATGTCGGAGTACTTACAACCGGATTCGATTACCCGGAGCTTGATACGATTGTTCTTGCACGTCCAACCAAATCCCTTTCCCTCTATTATCAAATGGTCGGTCGTGTTATTCGTCCCTGCCAAGGTAAAGAGGGTTGGGTTGTTGATTTGAGTGGGAATTTCCGGCGTTTTGGGCGTGTTGAAGAGTTACGCATAGAACAGCCTGAAAAGGGAAAATGGTGTATAATGAGTCGTGGCCGTCAATTAACCAATGTAGTATTTTAATTATCATGTGGAGAAATTACAAGAAGAAAGAAAAGAAAAAGCCTCTTTTCGAGGTAGAAGGTGTTAAGGTCAAGAAGAAACCTGATCTTGTCGATAAACTAGACAGAATATTTAGTTTATTCATCCGTTATCGTGATACGATGCCTAATGGATATTTTCAGTGTATTTCATGTGGTAAAATAAAGCCTTTCAATAAAGCAGATTGTGGTCATTACATCAACCGCCAACACATGAGTACTCGCTTTGATGAAATGAACTGCAATGCTCAATGTTCACATTGTAACCGCTTCATGGAAGGAAATATTCAGGATTATCGCAGACGTCTAGTTGCCAAGTATGGTGAACGAAATGTGCTGATCCTGGAAGCCAAGAAAAATGTTACTAAGCAATTTAGTGACTTTCAATTAGAAAAGCTGATTACTCATTACAAGGAAGAAGCGAAAAAACTGAAGGAAGCAAAAGGTCTGTGAGTTTTATTACTAATCGGAGTATAATCCCTTAAAATATGGAAAGAAATTCATTCATCTTTTATAAAGGGTGGAGAGAAGCAATCAAGGATTTGCCGGATGATGTCAGGCTGGAGATTTACGAAAGCATAATTGAGTATGCGACAACGGGAAATCTTCGGGGGTTGAAACCTATGGCAAATATTGCTTTCAACTTTATAAAGATAGATATAGACAGGGATACTGAAAAGTATATGTCTATTGTGGAAAGGAATAAGAGCAATGGTTCTAAGGGGGGACGTCCGAAAAGTGAAAACCCAAAAGAACCCAAAGAACCCACAAAACCCACTGGGTTATTTGGAAACCCAAAAGAACCCACAAAACCCGATAATGATAATGAATATGATAATGATTATGTAGATGATAATGATTCTCATTTAAAAAAGAAAGAAACTTCTCCTAAAGGAGAATCAAAGAAAGACGAGCTTTCTTTGTTCCCCGAGGAAAAGATTGATTGGGGTGGGCTAATGGATTATTTTAATTCCACGTTTAAAGGTAAACTTCCTGCTATAAAGTCCATAGATGCAAAACGAAAGAAAGCTATTAAAGCACGTGTCGCACAATACGGGAAGCAAGCTGTATTCGATGTGTTCCAATTGGTTTTAGACAGTCCTTTCTTGCTTGGACAAAACGATAAAAATTGGAGGTGCACTTTTGACTGGATATTCAAGTCTGCGAATTTTACTAAAATTTTAGAAGGAAATTACAATGGAAAACGAACTGATACTGCGGCCACAAGAAGAGAATCGGTTAGCAGTCTTACGGACCTCGCCGAAAAACTATTGCAAAGCTCTATGCCCCAAGAAGGTTGAAGATGTATTTCAAAGTGATGAACCTTCTATTGGCACTATTATAAGAAAGTTTGGTGAGCCGCAAGCCAGAGCAGTGTTGGTCATATTGATAGCTGATGCCTTGGAGTTTTTCAATGTCGGTAATCCAATGTCGGCTACACAAGTCGCTACTACAGTAGATTTAATCATTGAAGAATATCCATATATGAAAACTGATGATTTTAAACTGTGTTTCAAGAACGCAATGAAAATGAAATATGGCAATATCTATAATAGAATTGATGGTCAGGTCATCATGAGTTGGCTTCGTGAATACAATAAAGAACGTTGTGCTGTTGCTGACAATCAGTCATGGAATTTTTATAAAGAGAATTTGTCGGAGGAAGTGAGCTATACAAGTGGCTTGTCGTATGAAGAATACCGGAACGAACTCAAACTTAGAGTTGAGCAAGGAGATGAAGAAGCTGCTAAAGCGTTAAGTCTCTCAAATGAAATAATCTCTTATCTAAACAAAAGAGAAAATGGCAAACAAGAAGCAGAAGGTGACAATTTACTGGAACACTAGGCATATCAAACTTGAAGATATTCCTGAAGTGAAAAGAAGAATACGGGAGCGTTTTGGTATTCCTAATCACACAACTGTTAATGGTGAAACGGATTGTTATATCCGTGAGGAAGATATGGAATTGCTTCGGGAAACGGAAAAACGTGGCTTCATTCAAATACGTAATAAGCCCGCATGAAAATGGCGTTAAAATGGCGAAGTTTCTGTTTGCATAACTTGTCATTTTACGATAACTTTACTGATGTAATGAATTAAAAGTCAAACCAATATAATTAAATTATGGAAGTACAAAACATTAGAATTGACCTTATCAGTCCTTCTCCTTTGAATCCGAGAAAGACTTTTGATGAAGTAGCTCTTCAAGAGCTTGCAAGTAATATTGAGAAACAAGGCTTATTACAGCCTATCACTGTTCGAGTTGCCAAATCCGAGGATGTGACCAACTTGGAGACTGGTGATGTGACAACAATTCCCTGTTCGTATGAAATTGTATGTGGTGAGCGCCGCTTCCGTGCTGTATCACTATTGAAAGAGAAGGAAGATAAAGAGAATGTTGCTAAAATCAAGGCACATCGCAAGAAATCAGAACAATTCCAAGCGATTTCCTGCATTGTCAGAGAAATGACAGATGATGAGGCTTTTGAAGCGATGATTACCGAGAATCTTCAAAGAAAAGATGTTGATCCCATCGAAGAAGCTTTTGCCTTTGCGCAGTTGGCTGAAAAAGGACGAACTTTGGAAGATATCGCTCTTAAAATAGGAAAGTCTACCCGGTTTGTATTTGACCGTATTAAATTGAATTCTCTTATTCCTGAACTAAAAGAGCGGGTAAGAAATGGAGATATACCATTGTCCGGTGCTATGATTCTTTCTAAATTGGATGAAGATACTCAAAAAGAGTTTCATGAGGAGGAGGAAGAACAATGTACTACTGCTATGATTCGAGAATTTGTGAGTAATTCTTTCATGGAGCTTGGTAACGCACCTTGGATTAAAGATGATTCCGATAATTGGGAAAATACTGATATTAAATCATGTTCTCAATGTGAGAATAATACGTGTAATCATGGTTGTTTGTTCTATGAAATGAATAGTAAGGATGCTAGATGTATCAATGCTGCTTGCTATGAGAAAAAACAAATTGCTTATGTGACGCGGAAAATTCAACTAGAATATGAACATCTTGTTAAAGTTGGCGAACCTCTTTCATTTGGAAAAACAGTAATTATCGCTAGACGTCCTGATACATATTGGGGAGAAGATAGAAAGGTTTTCTATGAAAAAACTTTGGAAGCTGTTAAACAACTTGGATTTGAAATAGTTGATCCTGATGAAATCTTTAGATGTAAGTGCTGGTATTCAGAAGATGATGAACGCACTTTGAAAATGCTTGAAGATGGAGAAGTTTATCGTTGTCTTTCATTTTTTGGACATTATTCTCCCGAATTTAACGTTAGTTTCTATTATGTTAGAAAAGAAACGGCTTCCTCTACTTCCGCCGTTGCCGATCTAAAAGAGATAGAAAGGGAAAAAATAAACGCCCAATTAAAAAGAGCGAAGGATATAGTCAAGGAGAAGTCTGCTGAAGAAATGCGTAAGTGGGCGCAAGAGAAAACATATTATCAGAGAACAAAAGAATTCTCTGAAAATGAACAACTTGTTTTTGATGTGCTGGTTCTTAGCGGTTGTAGCAGTACTTATCTTGAAAAACTGAATTTGAAAAAATGGAATGGTGAGAGTGATTTTGTAAATTATGTCAAGAACAACCAAGCTGACCGACACCAATGGTATAGAGCCTTTATTGCTGAATGCTTATCATCGAATAATGTGAATTTCTACTCCTATTTGCAAAAGTGTCAGAAAATCCTTTTTGCAGAACAATATCCGGATGATTTCAAAGCGCTCTCTAAGAAACTTGCGGATTCATATGATAAGAAAGAAAAGAAGCTCAAAGAAAGACTGAAAGAGCTAAATAACGATAACACAGAGGAAGCCTAGTGGTTTCCTCTCTTTATTGACGCACTTATGAAAACGTGGACTGGCGAACAACTTGCTATACTTGACAGTGAGTACCCGACTGCTGATTTAAAAGAACTTGCTAAGCGTCTTGATAAAACACTTAGTGCTGTTAAAACAAAGGCCTTGATTCGAAAACTTAGGCGCTCTCCGAGAATCTCGTTTTGGAATAGTGAGAGACTTGATAAATTGAAAAAGTTGTATCCCAATCATACTAATGAGGAAATAGCACAGATATTAGGTACCACTTATTCTGCTGTAAATGGAGTTGCATTTAAATTACGGCTCTTTAAATCTAAAGAATTTAAATTTCAATGCGCTTCTAAAAGCTTCTTTCCCAAAGGCCACCAACCGATGAACAAGGGACGTAAGCAAACGGAATATATGTCAGAGGAACAATTAGCAAAAACGAAAGCTACTCGATTTAAGAAAGGACATGTCCCCAAAAATCATAAACCAGTCGGTTATGAACGCATAACTCGTGACGGTTACATTGAAGTGAAAACTGCCGAACCGAATGTCTTTGAACTTAAACATCGGCTTGTATGGATTGAGCATAATGGAGAAATCCCCCCTGGTTATAATATTCAGTTTAAAGATGGCAACAGGCAAAACGTTTCCATTGAGAACCTTTACATGATTAGTCGTTCTGAACAATTAAAAAAAGAGAATTCTTTGTATGCCCGATATCCGGAAGATGTTCAGTACCTAATCAAGCTAAAAGGAGCTTTGAATAGACAAATTAATAAAGCAACAAAAAAGAATGAATCATGACTGATGGAGCAATAGATAGATTGAAAGAAATGGTTAATAAACCATTCCTTTATCAGAATGAAGAAGTTGTAATTCTCAATTACTGTGACGGTACCGGTGATGATGGTACCGAAGTTGAGATATACTTGAATAATGGCAAAGTGTTAGTGTTTAGTATGTTTGATTTGGCTTCCAAGTTGAACCGTTTCCGGCCAATAACAAATACTGTTGTCGTGTTGGCAAATGAACGGTTGAATAAGGTGTCTACAGTGAACCCTACCATTTTACAAGATTTGAGGAATTTGGTTCTTCAACAAATTAAGGATGTGAAAGAAGATCCTAGTAAAGTGAGCCAAGCAAAACAAGTTTTCCAAGGGGTTAATACCGTAATCAATCTTGCCAAAACAGAATTGGAATACAGGAAATATTTAGATACAACAGACCCCTCAAAATAAATAATAGTATGCTGATAGATAAAGAATATGTTCATTGGTTTCGCATCAGAGACCAACCTAATAGAATCGTGTGAGATTATTCATAGTCTAACAATTTAACCCGATCGATATGATAACATTGAATAGGTTTGCCCAGAGATGCTTGAATATCATGAGGAAGCGCTTTAAGATGAATGAGCATAGCTCAAGAAAAGCGTTTAGCATAAGAATTGAAGCCGTTTGGAGAAAATTCGATATTGCTTCTAAATATAGGAGTGATAATCTTCCTAAATATTCGGAAGATGAAGAATTGGCAGCCGAGATGATAATTTACCTTGTTGCCTATTTAAAAAGATTTGGTTGTGAGGACATTGAACAGCTTATCAAAGATAAGATAGAGTTCGATGATAGAAAAAATGATTAGGTGTTGTTACTGACTGTTTGTGTTGTTGATTTTGTGTTGTTGATTTTAATATAGTTAGTTATGACAGAGATTATTCAAGTCTGCCTACTTGATTTTAATAAGGGGCAGCTCACGGGATTGCCGAAAAATCCACGTTTTTTTCGTGATTACCGCTTTGAAGCGATGAAGAAAAGCATTCAGGATTCGCCAGAGATGCTTGAGCTTCGAGAACTTATAGTTTTTCCCTACAATGATGGCAGATATATTGTTGTTTGTGGTAATTTACGTTTGCGAGCTTGCAAGGAGTTAGGTTATAAAGAACTGCCTTGTAAAATTCTGGCACCTGATACCCCCGTTAAGAAGTTGAGGGAATATGCCACTAAAGATAATGTCAATTTTGGTGAGAATGATTTGGACGTTATGGAAAACGAGTGGAATAAGGCGGAACTCCAAGATTGGGGCATCGAATTTGCCCCGGAGAAGAAAGAGGATGAATTTAAAGAGCGCTTCGATGCCATCACGGATGATACAGCCATTTATCCTCTCATTCCAAAGTATGACGAAAAACATGAGTTGTTTATCATCACCTCAAGTAATGAGGTAGATAGCAACTGGCTTCGTGAAAGGCTGGACATGCAGCACATGAAGTCGTACAAAACCGGGAAAATAAGTAAATCCAATGTAATTGATATAAAAGACGTTCGCCATGCCCTGCAAGATAGTAATACCAAGTCATAAACGCCATGACCGGGTGTTCGCTAAAAAGTTGGTGAACGATCCTATCATTTGCGTTGCTGAAAGTCAAGCTGACTTATATCAACAATTTAACCCGGAATGTGAAATTGTTACTCATCCTGACGACGTTATGGGCCTCATCCCGAAACGTAACTGGATGGCAAAGCATTTTGGAGAACTTTTCATGCTTGATGATGATGTCCATGCCTGCAAACCTATTTATGTGGAAAAAGGAGAACCTAGCCGGATAAAGGATAAAGATAAGATAACCAATATCATTCAGTCATTATTTGAGATGGCCAGTATGATGGATGTACATCTGTTTGGCTTCACTGCTCGGATATCGCCGGTAATGTATGATGAATCCGCTTTTCTTTCTCTTTCGAAAATGATAACCGGTTGCAGTTATGGAGTAATCTATAACAAAAACACTTGGTGGAATGAGGAAATACGTTTGAAGGAAGATTTTTGGATTTCTTGTTACATGAAGTACAAAGAACGTAAGGTTTTAACCGATTTGCGGTATAATTTTGAGCAAAAGAACACTTTTGTAAACGCTGGTGGGCTTGCTTCTATAAGGAATCAGGAAGAGGAACGTAAATCTATCCTCTTTATCAAAAAGAATTTTGGTGATAGTATTTTGCTAAAGAGTGCAACCACTAATGGGAAAGACAAAACAAAGCAGCTCGTTCAATATAATATATCATGCAAATTCAAATTCTAATAGTCTGTAAAAAAGGCGTTTAAATGGCGTCCATTCTGTTTGTCATATTCGCCTTTTTTAGCTAATTTTACTGATGTAATAAACTAAAAGTCAAACCATTAAATTAGAATTATGATTATAAGAACAGTTTGCGGATATGATTTCTTTGAGGTGAGTTCTGCAATGCAGAAAGCCATTAGGCGAGCCGACACCGGGGTAGCCGGCTTTTTTGCATTGGAACTTTGGGCGAGTGGGTACCGCGACTATGTGTGGAAGCGTCTGTTTACCATTAGTGCTGAAGATTGCTATGGAATCATTACTAAAGAGATAGAAGCATTGTGGCAGGGGCATGAGCTGGTAAACAAGACTGCTACTGAACCCAAAGGGAGGATATTTGTCAGTAAAGCTGTTATTCTCCTTTGTGAATGTAGAAAGAATCGTGATGCGGATCATTTGCAAAACTTCATCTATGATAGAAAGGATATTGATATAGAAAAGTGGATAAATGATGTCAGGCGTTACCCTATTCCTATTCCAGATTACACTTTCGATGTACATACACGAAAGGGTAAAAAACATGGGAGAACCAAAGAAGAATTCTTTCAGGAAGAATACAAGGCGTTACAACCTCGTGCTCCTGGTTTATTCGATGATTTGGTTCAACCCAGTCAACCAAAGTTATTTAATGATGAAACCACGGCTAAGTAGCTGTGGTTTCATCATTTTTCATATAAGTCAAACCAATTTAATTAAAAAAATGAACACGTATTACAAATTTGCGCCAAATGTATTTTTGGCAAAGTGTGATGAGAAGCACGAAAAAGGTGAAACTATTGAAGTTACCACCAAGTATGGAAAAGAAAATGAATGTATTGTTTTCAACCTCATTTACGAACGTGATGGATTCTATTACTACTCAATCGTACGGGCTGATGGCTTTAATGTGCAAGAGTGGGCCAAACAAAGAGCTGAACGTCGTCATGAATGGGCTACATCTGCTGTACAGAAAAGCTGTGAATATTACAACAAGTCCAATAAAGATAAGGATTTTCTTTCTCTAGGTGAGCCTATCAAAGTGGGACATCATAGCGAGAAGCGACACAGAAAAGCGATAGATGATGCGTGGAACAATATGGGGAAAAGCGTTGAGTTTAGCGATAAGGCTGCCGAACATGAAAGAGTTGCGAAGTATTGGGAAAAAAGGGCTAATACGATAAACTTGTCCATGCCGGAAAGTATAGATTTCTACGAACATAAGTTGGAACAAGCAAAAGAATATCACGAAGGATTGAAGTCCGGTAAGTACCGACGCGAGCATACATACGCTATGGCTTATGCCAATAAAGCAGTAAAAGAGGCTAAAAAAAATTATGACCTTGCAGTAAAGCTGTGGGGCGATGTTTAATAATTTGTAGTATCTCAAATAATTTACTATGAGAGAATTATCAAAAGAAACCTCATTACAAAGGGTAATGAGGGCTTCAGGTCGTGTACCTGTACAATGCTCATGCAGTGTTTGTAAACAACAATGTCATACGCCATGTTTAGGTACTCCTGATGATATTGAACGAATTATTGATGCAGGTTATGCCGACAGGTTAGCGCTGACGAACTGGGCTGCTGGTATATTCTTAGGGGTTATTAATATTGCTATTCCGATGATTCAGCCCGTTGCTGGTAAGGAGTATTGTGCTTTTTTCGAGAATGGACTGTGTATCTTACATGATAAGGGTTTGAAGCCCACTGAAGGACGTTTGTCTCATCACACAGTCAGGAAGGATAACTTCAATCCTGCTATGAGTATTGCTTGGAACGTTGCAAAAGAATGGCTGATGCCGGAGAATGAGGATGTACTTTCTCGTGTAGTAAATAAATTCTTGAATGCGAGGAAGCCATGAATGTGTGTCAATCAATACCTCGTAGAGATTGTAAAGTGTTTGCTAAATGTGGAGCAAAATCCTTATCACATTGCCGGCGGCACCGCGAAACTGATGAGAAGTGTAAAAGTTGTACTCTAATTCATCGTAAGCCGCGTAATCGGATTATAGATGATTCAGGACGTGAAATGAAAAGATGTACCCATTGCGGAAATTACTTCTACTTGAACCGGTTCTACAATCGTATAGTGGTGAGAAAAGGTAAGGAATATCATTTGTTGACTTCCTGGTGCCGTATGTGTATGTCACAGATTAATAATCAGAGGGCAAAGAAGAAAAAGTGACTTGTCTATTAAATTTTTTGTATGAAATATTATGCTTCAGTCAGCTTTGGAAAGGATTCCTTGGCAATGCTTTTCATGCTAATAGATAAAGGATATCAGTTGGATGAAGTCGTTTTCTATGATACAGGTATGGAATTTCAGGCAATCTATAACACTCGTGATGCTGTTCTTCCAATTCTTAAAAAACTTGGCATTAAATATACAGAACTGCATCCGGAGCAACCTTTTCTTTGGACAATGTTTGAAAGGCCGGTTAAGAAAAGAGGGACCAATATTATCCATAAAAAAGGATATAGTTGGTGTGGGGGAACATGCCGATGGGGAACGAGTGAAAAACTTCGTGCGTTGAAAGCTCACACAAAAGATGGAATTGATTATGTCGGTATTGCTGCCGATGAGATGCATCGCTTTGAAAAAGAAAATCGGGCTAATCGGGTTTTACCACTTCGTGACTGGGGGGTTACAGAAGCAGATGCACTCCAGTACTGTTATACAAAAGGCTTTGTTTGGTGTGAGGATGGAGTAAGGCTATATGAACTACTTGATCGTGTGAGTTGCTGGTGTTGTGGAAATAAGAATTTGAAGGAGTTGAAGAATATGTATTTGTACCTTCCATGGTATTGGAAAAAGCTGAAAGAACTTCAGTTAAATACCGATAGGCCCTATCGTCGTAATAGTGGAGAAACCATTTTTGATTTAGAGGAAAGATTTAGACGTGAATTGTTGAAGAAAAAAACTGATTAAAATGGCGTTAAAATGGCGAAGTTTCTGTTTGCTAAACTTGTCAATAACGATTACCTTTATAGATGTAAAGCATTAAAAGTCAATCAATATGAAGAGGAATGAGAAAATAGAAAAATTAGAAAGACTAGGTGTTTTTAATCAATGGAAATATAATACAGAAAGAGCAAATGAGGCATTTAATATTGAGTGTCCTGATTTCTCAATGACAAATGAAGAGCGGGTGAACAATTTGTTAGATGTTGATTGCTGCTTTCATCGGTTTCTAACTATTTCATTCCCTTTCTATGATACTCCTGAAGGTGCTGCTTTTTGGGAGAATATAGTAAAAATATAATTGAATTCAAAATGGATGATAAACGAAAACAAATATTGGTAGATTACATATCCTACCTGTATACGACGGGTAGGAGCTATGACAGCATCGGGAAATACATCAAATATGTGACTGATTTTCTTGAAAATTCCGAAGAAATCAATCGTCGCGGTTATTTGAAATATAAACATAAAAATGCAGATGTTATGGTGCGCCATTCATTTATGTGCGCGGCTGTTTGTGATTTATTGTCTTATCTTAAAATCGGATATGGCCGACGGGAAAAGGCTGTAAAGCCTTTGGAGAAACTTGAGGTTATTTCAGAGAAGAATAAGAAACTGCTTAATGATTTTATAATATGGTTGACTGATAACAATGATTATTCATTACATACAGTTGATATCTATCACACTTCTCTTAAGCAGTACTTCGAATACGCTAATGAACTGAATATGGACAATTGCAGGCGATTTATCAAAAGCCTTGAAGAGGAAAAACTCTCTCCGGCCACTATTCGATTACGTATTACAGCCATTGAGAAGTTCTCCAAATGGGTGAAGAAACCTATTGAACTGAAACGACCTAGAATGAAACGCAAGTTGGATGTAAACAATGTACCGACAGAAGAGGAATATAATAGGTTACTGGAGTATCTGAAAACAAAACTCAACAAGGATTACTATTTCTTCATTAAGGTATTGGGTACTACAGGAGCTCGGCTCTCGGAGTTTCAGCAATTCACGTGGGAGGATATAGCGACCGGCGAAGTTGTTTTGAAAGGGAAAGGGAACAAGTATCGGCGTTTCTTTTTCCAAAAGCAATTGCAGAGGGAAGTGAAGGACTATATAAAGGAGACAGGCAAGTCCGGTACTCTTGCTGTTGGGAGATTTGGGCCGTTGACTCAAAGAGGACTTTCACAGCATCTGAAAGTATGGGGTAAACATTGTGATATCGATTCGAAAAAAATGCACGCTCACGCCTTCCGGCACTTCTTTGCTAAAATGTTCCTGAAGAAAACCAAAGATGTAATTCAATTAGCAGACCTTCTTGGTCATGGTAGTGTAGATACAACAAGAATTTATTTACAAAAAAGTTATGATGAACAACAAAGAGACTTTAATAAAAACGTTACGTGGTAGTGTAGCCCAGCTCAATGAATTGTCGGATATGACTGAAGGCATAGATGTTTATGACGCTGCCGGATATGTTGATACTGAATTTCTTATGGAAGCGCTTTCCTGTGTTAATACTTTTATGGATGCGAGTAATATGGTTATTACGAAAATATCCTCACTGTTAGCGCCGGACGCTCCGGTTGATGAAAGGAAGAGCCAGGCTGATGAAGGTAAGAAATGGAATGTGGAAGAGATACTGAAGCATTGTACTCTTGAAGATAGTGTTCTTAAACTTCCGAAAGTACAATTCAATAAGAAATCCTACGTTGAAGCAAAGAAATGGATAGAAGAAGCTGGCGGCTCATGGCAGGGAGGTAAGATACAGGGATTCACATTTCCTTTTAATCCGGAACGTGTGTTCTCCATCTTGAAAGAAGGTAAGCGATGCGATTTGCAAAAAGATTTTCAGTTCTTTGAAACACCTGCTGATATTGCAGACTGGCTGGTAATGCTTGCCGGTGGAATTCATGAAACAGATACCGTACTTGAACCAAGTGCCGGACGTGGTGCTCTGATAAAAGCGATTCATCGGTCGTGCCCGTCAGTAACAGTTGAATGCTATGAACTGATGCCGGAAAACAGGGAGTTCCTTCATACACTTGATAACGTAATATTGCTTGATGAAGATTTTACGAAAGACAGTGTAGGGCATTACACTAAGATTATTGCTAATCCTCCATTTTCCGGTAATCAGGATATTGACCATGTAAGACTTATGTATGAACGCTTGGAAGAAGGTGGAATTCTTGCGGCTATAACCAGCCGGCATTGGAAATTTGCGTCTGAAAAGAAATGTGTTGAGTTCCGGGAATGGCTGGAAGAAGTTCATGGAGAAGTTTTTGAAATCGGAGCCGGTGAATTCAAGGAAAGTGGAACAACTGTTAGCACTATGGCAGTTGTAATAAAAAAGTGATTCAAAACAAGAACAGATATGAATTTTAAATCATTGGTAGCTCAATTAGCAAATCGCATCAATCAGCCGCATGTGATTGAAATATATATGCGTAAAGTTTTTGCATCTGGTGTTGAGTGGCAGAAAAAGCAATCCCCTTGGATAAGTCTAAAGGAACGGTTACCGGAGGTAGATACAGGTGTGTTCTTCACTGTAGAATGGAAAGATCTCCATAAAGGATACTTTGTTGGGGTATATTATGGAAATGGGCATTGGGAATCCGAACATCGAATATTCTTACCTGATTCATCTTTGGGGTATATTACCCATTGGATGCCAATACCGAAGTTTAACGAATAACGATTATGAAAGCAATAACAATAAAACAACCATGGGCTTTTTTGATAGTTCATGGTATCAAGGATATCGAAAATCGTACTTGGGCGTGTCCTGAGAAATACATAGGGCATAGGGTGTTAATCCATGCGAGTGGAAAACCTGTAGAAACGAGAAATCCTAATAGTGTATTTACTAAAGCTCAATGGGATAGCCTGCCTGTTGAGTTTCAACGAAAAATAATATGTGCAGAGGGCATTGTCAATTCTGCTATCATTGGAAGTGTAGAAATAATTGGATGCTCTATCAATCATCCTTCTAAATGGGCAGAGAAAACAGATGATAGTAAAGGTTATTATGAAAATCCTATTTATAACTGGGTGCTAGCTAATCCAATACTTTTTGAAAGTCCTATTGAGAATGTAAAAGGTAGGCTTTCTTTTTGGGATTATCTTGGCATCAAATAAGTAGAAATAGAATATTCTGAATGGAAGTATAGAGATAACACTTGAGGATTATACAACCACTCTTTTCCCTATATTTTTGTCCAGTTGCAATAAATACGAGTGTACGATAATGGAGTGTGATTAATAGTTGGGTATATAATCATTTGTTTGTAGAATCAGCTATAAATTCATGAAAAAGAGAGTTAATAGTCTGCATTACGATTTCTTTTTCTGTATCATATCCGGATATAGGAAGTTCGAGGGCGATAATGTTATTGAATATGTCAAATTTCTTTAACAAAGAAATTGTTTTGAGAGTTGATTGCGAGCTCATTGAATTGAATAGTATGATTGTTAACTCATCTGAGGATAATTGTGCTCTAAATATTTTAGAATAGTCATTGGGGTATTTAAAATTTTGGATTGAATCCAATAGATAATATATGTTTCTATGGTATTGCCCTAAATATTGTCCATATTGCCCATATAAATAATCTCCGACATTCCTTATGAACTTATAGAGCTGTTGGTGTCTTTTTTCTATACATATTCTATTACATATTGATGCAACAATTATGCGATACATTTCATGAATTCTGCTTGACATTATTATGCCTTTTATTTCGTATATAGTATCATAATAATATTGGGGATTCCTACTTTTTAATAATACATTTAATTCTGTAGTTGAGTGAACTCCAAACTTAGTATAGATCTCCTGAAATGCTTGCTCGTCTATCTTACTGACTTGTGTTAATTCTGATGGAAATTTTTCTCCATCTTTTATAAAATGATATATTACATAAGCATAGAATAATGAACGCGCTTCATGTGCGTATGCTTTGAATGCTTCAATTCCTGTTTTCTCAATTTGGTGTTCAGTATATTTGTTGGTGTCGACTTGATGTTGATATAATCCCAACAAATTATAAAATGTTGACCTTTCATTATCAATTTGTCTACTTATTTGTGAGTCTTTTATTGTATAAAGTACTCCAATGAAAGCAAGTAATCCTGTAATTGAACCTAAATAACTGCCGAAATCAGCAAAATCATTATGATTATAGGACAGTCCGTGATGAAATCTATATACATATACTAATATTAATATTAGAGTAAATATGGCTGTTGCAATTAATGCGTATTTGATTATATCTATTTGCGGTCTTTTCATTTTATTTGATTTTATATTTTATACAGCTACAAATGTAGTGTATTCTATTTTGAAGTTAATGTTTTTTTGAGTTTTTTACTAACAATATGTTGAATTTGGATATACGAGAGTTTGATATATCCTTTATTTTTTTGTGATGATGAGAAAAATGATTGTAACCGGTAGTGAGGGATTCATAGGTAAAGCCCTTTGCCGGGAACTAGTAAAAAGAGGTGTTGAAGTCATAGGACTTGACCGAAAGTATGGTACTGAAGCTACGAAAGTATGCGAGTTTCTAAAGAATAGAGATATTGATTGCGTGTTCCATTTGGCGGCGCAAACAAGTGTGTTTAATGGGAACCTGGAACAAATCAGGAAAGATAATATTGATACCTTCATGCGAGTTGCTAATGCATGTAATCAGTATCATGTGAAGTTAGTATATGCCAGTTCGTCAACGGCGAATCCGGAGAATACTACTTCCATGTATGGAATAAGCAAGTATTTCGATGAGCAGTATGCATCTATCTATTGTAAGGCTGCGACCGGGTGTCGGCTGCATAATGTATATGGACCTAATCCGCGAAAAAGAACTCTTCTCTGGTTCCTGATGGAAAAGGAAAACGTGTCATTATACAACTGTGGTCAGAATATCCGGTGCTTCACTTACATAGATGATGTCATTGAGGGGCTTATTTATGCGGTGGGCTGTAACCGGCAGCTTATCAATATTTGTAACGTCCAACCTGTGACTACTATGTATTTTGCTTCTTTAGTAAAATACTACAAACCGCTTGAAATTGAGCTAATTAATAAAAAACGGGATTTTGACAATTTGGAGCAGTCGGTGAACCGGGATATCTATTTAGTACCTTTGTCTTACACATCTGTCGAGGACGGAGTAAAGAAGATTTTTGATGAAAGGAAAGGGAAAGATATGTCGTATTGACGACTGGGATAAGCCGGAAGCGGTGAAATGTAAGAGCTGGTCTCATCAGGAACGGTTATGTGATCTGAAAGAAAAGGTATCACTTCATAAAAAGGGTGATATCTATTACATCTCCCAGTTCACCCGTTCCAAGACTGGTACCAGCTTTTCAGAAATTAAACAGTCGGAGGAACTTGCATCATTCTTTGCAGAGAGAGCATGTGAGTTTCTCCACCGCTTCATTGTAGGGGGATGTGAAGGATGGTGTATAGTCACCACACCGCGACGGAGACACTACGAGGGCTTTCATTTTGCAACCTCTATCTGCACGAAAATAGCTGGGGCGGTGAAAATACCATTCTATGAGAATGCAATCCAGTGCCTAACTAAAGATAGATTGAATCCAGAATTCTTTCTTCTTCGTCCGATAAAGGAAAAGAAAATAATAGTGTATGATGACATATTAACAACTGGCAGCACACTGCTTGCCACCTATGAGCTTTTAAAGGATAGAGAGCAGCTTCTTTTTCTCGTAGGAATAAATAACAAATGATATGGGAAAGCAAGAGAAACCATTAACATTCAAGCAAGAGAAATTCTGTAAATACTACGTTGATACAGAAGGTAATGCTAGTGAAGCATATAGGATGTCTTATGATGCGTCAAAGATGAAACCTGAAACGATTTGGAGTGCTGCTAGCAGATTGTTAGCCAATAGCAAGGTTAGTGCAAGGATAAGTGAGATTAAGCAACAGAGGGCGAAAGAGACTGAAGTAGAGAGGAAAACGGTCGAGAAGGTATTAATGGATATTGTACTCGCTGATCCCGATGATTTACATTATGTAGACCCTGTTACCGGGAAAACAAAGATGAGAAGTCCGTCCCAACTTCCAAAGCGCGCCCGTAATGCGTTGAAGAAGATTCAGAATAATAGAGGAGTGGTTAATTATGAGTTCAACGGCAAGACAGAAGCCGCCCGGATTCTTGGTGCCTGGAATGGATGGGAAGCCGATAAGAATGTCAACATCAAAGGTGGAGACGGAAATAAAGTCGGTGAACTTCGTATCGGATTTGAAGATAATGAGAATTCGGAAGAATAGAACAATTTGAACTGCAAAATCCGGTATTCATCCTACGGAGAAACCTTACTTTTAGAACAATATGGTTATAAATTATAAGAAGCTAAATCCTAACGGATTCTATCTATTGAAGTACTTGAATGATGAGACTATCCGTTTTATCATTCTCTATGGAGGTTCATCTTCCGGTAAGTCGTATAGTGTGGCACAAACAATACTGATACAGACATTACAGGATGGTGAGAACACTCTTGTCATGCGTAAGGTAGGAGCTTCTATTCTCAAAACCATTTATGAAGATTATAAGGTCGCTGCGATCGGTCTTGGCATCTCCCATTTGTTCAAATTTCAACAGAATACTATTAAATGTCTGGTAAATGGTGCGAAGATAGATTTCTCCGGTCTTGACGATCCGGAGAAGATAAAAGGTATCTCTAACTATAAGCGAGTTCAGTTAGAGGAATGGTCAGAGTTCGAGCATCCGGATTTCAAGCAGCTACGTAAGCGTTTGCGTGGTAAGAAAGGGCAGCAGATTATTTGTACCTTTAACCCGATCAGTGAAAGCCATTGGATAAAGAAAGAGTTTATTGATAAAGATAAATGGCATGATGTACCGATGACTGTTACCATTGCCGGCAAAGAGTTGCCGGAAGAACTTACCAAGGTCAAATCCGTAAGAAAGAACGCACCCAGGCAAATACTTAATCTTCGTACTAAGCAAATCGAGGAACAGGCCCCTAATACAGTTATTATCCAATCTACCTATTTGAATAATTTTTGGGTTGTTGGTAGTCCTGACGGTACGTATGGTTTCTATGATGAGCAATGTGTTGCCGACTTTGAGTATGATAGAGTTCACGATCCGGACTATTACAATGTGTACGCATTGGGAGAATGGGGTGTCATTCGTACCGGTAGTGAGTTCTTCGGTTCCTTCAATCGTGGCAAACATTCCGGTGAGCATAAGTATGTTCCGGACTTACCTATTCATATCTCTGTCGATAACAACGTGCTTCCGTATATCAGCGTATCATATTGGCAGGTCGATTTCACAACTGGTACCAAGGTTTGGCAATTCCATGAAACGTGTGCTGAAAGCCCCAACAATACAGTAAAGAAAGCTTCCAAACTTGTTGCAAAGTATCTGAAATCTATCCAATATTCTGATAGGTTATATGTACATGGTGATGCATCAACGAAAGCGGCAAACAGCATTGACGATGAGAAGCGTTCCTGGATGGACTTATTCATAGATACATTGCAGAAAGAAGGATTCGAGATTGAAGATAAGGTAGGCAACAAGAATCCGAGTGTTGCCATGACCGGTGAGTTTATCAATGCTATCTTTGATTGTACTGTTCCCGGTATAGAGATACACATTGACGAATCATGTTCGGTATCTATTGAGGACTACATGAGCGTACAGAAAGATGCTAACGGTGCCATTCTTAAAACTAAGGTCAAGAATAAAACTACCTTGCAGACTTATGAGGAGCACGGACACCTGTCTGATACGTTCCGATATGTCGTTGTGGATTTGTGTAGTGAGCAGTATATAGAGTTTAGTAACCGGCGAAAAAGAAACTTGTATGCTTGTAATGGCACTATTAATTTCTTCAATCCAGATACCGAATGTAAATACACTAAGAAGATTCTATATGTGATGCCGAATGTTAATGGGAAATTTGTCCTTATACAAGCGTTTAGATGTGGAAATAAATGGCATGTTGTTGATGTCGTATTTATGGATACTACTTCAACAGAAGATATACGTTCTTCTATTTTGTCCCATGAATCTGATTCATGTGTAATTGAATGTACAGATGCTTATTTCCCTTTTATCCGGGAACTCCGTTCTAGTACAAACAAGGAGATTCGTGTAATGAAAGAGTTTCCGGATGTAGATAAGCGTATTGCTGCAACATCTGATTATGTGAAAAATAGTATTCTTTTTTCTGCATCAAAAGTAGAATCTGATACGGAATATGTTGCCTTCATGAATAATCTGATGGACTATAATAAAGATAGTGAAACAAAAGAGGCCAGTGCTGTTTTGAGTGGGCTAGTACAGTTCGTTGTAAAATTAGGTTTGAATTGAATTGCGTTATATGTGATTGAAAATAAGGATGTTGTATTGTTGATATTATGTTTTCGTAATTTCAAGATTTTAGTGTTTTGGAAAACGGTTTTCCTTTTTACTTAGTTTTGCTCAAAAAGGAACCCAATGAATATTTTTTTTGATAATCTATTTGGAAAGAAATCTAAGACTAAAGGTGAAGTTGAAATAGTTACTTCATCTGAAAATAAGGATATAGATACTCAAAGTGGCAAGGCTGAAAAATGGTCAGTTGCATACATTGAGGACCTTACTAGTCCTATTGTAGCGGGCAGTAACTATCTAACGCTATTCAGTACGATACCTGAAGTCTTTTTCCCGATCGATTATATTGCATCGCGAATTGCAGGTGCTAATTTTCAATTGAAGAAAACTAAGGATGACAGTATAGTATGGGCGAATAAACGAATGAATGGCATACTTAGTCGTCCTAATTGTTTGATGCGTTGGAAAGAATTGATTTATCAGCACCATATTTATAAATTGTGTACAGGGAATAGCTTTATTCGTGCCGCTATGCCTGATGTCTTTTCTACAGCTGAAAAATGGAGATATTGCGATAATTATTGGGTGCTACCTTCTGATAAGACTATTGTAGAACCTGTTTACGGGAATATACCATTGTTTGGCATTGCCCAAACAGAAGATATTATTCGTAGCTATCGTTTGGAGTATGGTTGGAATGGTAGTTTGGAAATTCCTCCATACCAAATATGGCATGATAGAGACGGAAGTGCAGAGTTCTATTCAGGGGCTATGTTCTTGAAGTCCAAAAGTCGTCTTGCTTCCCAAAATAAGCCAATGTCAAATCTAATAGCTGTATATGAAGCTAGAAATGTGATTTATGTAAAGCGGGGTGGATTGGGCTTTATTGTAAGTAAGAAAACTGATGCTACCGGTTCAATAGCGTTGACTGACGATGAAAAGGAACAGCTTTTGAAGCAAAATTTTGAGAAGTATGGTGTAAGGAAGGGCCAGGTACCTTATGGTATTTCAGATGCAGATATTGACTTTGTTCGTACTAATCTTTCTATTGCAGAGTTACAGCCGTTTGAAGAGACTTTGGCTGATGCAATAAATATTGCAGGGGCATACGGCATCCCTGCCGTTCTTGTTCCGCGAAAAGACCAGTCCACATTTAGCAATCAGGCTACTGCTGAAAAGAGCGTATATTGTTCAACTGTTATTCCTATGGCCAAACAATTCTGCAAGGATTTTACAGCTTTCCTTGGTCTTGAAGGAGGGGGATATTATTTGGATTGTGATTTCTCTGATGTTGATTGTTTGCAGGAAGGATTGAAAGAATCCGAGGACGTAAAGACAAATATAAATAAACGTTGTCGTGAACAATTCTCATGTGGGCTTATAACGCTCAATGACTGGCGTGCCCAAATAGGTGAAAGTATGATAGAAAATCCCTTGTTTGACAAATTGAAATTTGATATGTCAGATGAGGAACTGGATAAAGTAAATCGAGTTTTTAACACTAAAAGTGGAGATGAAAAAGATGGAAGAGAAAATCAAAAGCCTTCAGTACAAGACAAAGGCAAATGATGTTGATGAGAAGGGTATCGTTACCGTTGCGGTGAATGGTATCGGTGTGAAGGACTCACAAAATGACATATCTATGCCCGGCTCATTCAATAAGACATTGAAAGAAAATATTGGTCGGATGCGTTGGTTCCTGAATCATCGTACAGACCAGTTGTTAGGTGTTCCGTTGAGTGGTAAGGAAACAGAAGGTAATTTGGTTATGGTCGGTCAGTTAAATCTTGAAAAACAGATTGGCCGTGATACGTTAGCTGATTATAAACTGTTTGCAGAGAATGGCAGAACACTTGAACATTCTATTGGGGTCAAGGCCATTAAAAGAGATTCTGTTGATCCCTGTAAAGTGCTTGAATGGCGTATGATGGAATATTCAACATTGACAAGTTGGGGGAGTAATCCCCAGACTTTCCTTGTGAATATTAAGTCTGCTACTGCCGACCAGGTAAAGGAGGCTGTTGATTTCGTTCGGAAAGCGTTCTTGCAGCATGGATATAGTGATGAACGTTTAAAAGGATACGATATGGAATTAAGTTTATTACTGAAGAGCCTCAACGGTGGTGCCGTTGTCTCATGTCCTCATTGTGGTCATCAATTTGATTATGATGCAGAAACAGAGCATACCTTTGCCCAACAGGTATTAGATTATGCTGCTGATTATCAGAGATGGATAACACAGGACATTGTAAGGGAAGAAATGGAGAAGCTCACTCCGGAGATTAGAACCCAAGTAATTTCTCTTATTGATTCTGTCAAATCAGAAAAGAAAGAATTTTCTCAAAAGGGTCTACAAGACCTTATGAATTATGTAAGATGTCCCCACTGTTGGGGAAAAGTATATCGTTCGAATGCTATTCTGCAAAACACTTCTGAAGATACCACCGGAAAAAATGAGCCGTCTGTTGACACTCAAGAAAAGAATGACGGGGAAAATGGGAACGATGAAGTGACGATTAAAGCCGCTGATAACGGCACTTTACTCGATTTTAAGAGTTTGAATAGCTGTTTCGAGAATAAATAACTTAAAATTTAAATTTTATGCCAATTAGAAAATTTACAGTATCAGATTTTAATCTGAAAACGGACGGCTTGCCGGCAGAACAGAAGGCGTTTATGGAAAACATCGTCGGCATGATGTGTGAAGTAGTAAACAAGTCCCTTGAAGGAATTGCATCACCGGATGAGGTATCAAAACAGTTTGACGATATTAATAAATTGCTGAAATCCTATGACAATGAGAAGTTTCAGCAATTGGTTAAAGACAATGAAGAACTCGTTGCCCAGGTAAAGACCCTTGGAGAAAGTATTGAGAAAATGAAACAAAAGGGCTTGTCTATGAATGCTATCAACAAGTTCGATGAGAAGTTGAACGAGATGCTTGATTCTGAAAAATTCAGAGATTTCGCAGAAGGAAAAACACGCAAATCAGGAGAATTTGACGGCTTCTCCTTGAAAGATGTCGTTTCCATGACTGACAATTACACCGGTGATTTGTTGATTACTCAACAACAGAAACGTGTTGTGACTCAGGTTGCCAACAAAAAGTTGCATATGCGTGATGTATTAACGACGCTGACAGCTGATCCTGCATATCCTCAACTCGCCTATGCGCAAGTATATGCTTTCAACCGCAATGCCCGTTTTGTAACAGAGAACGGTCGTTTACCGGAATCAAGTATCAAGGTAAAAGAGATACAGACAGGAACTAAGCGCCTTGGTACTCATATCCGTATCTCAAAACGTATGTTGAAATCAAGAGTGTACATTCGTTCCTACATCTTGAACATGCTTCCTGAAGCTGTTTGGATGGCAGAAGACTGGAACATTTTGTTTGGTGACGGTAATGGTGAGAATTTGCTTGGTATTATTAATAATACTGGGGTGACTTCTGTAGAGAAGATTATTAGTACAGCCATTGTTACAGGTGCCGCTGGTGCTGTAAAAGCTATTACCGGATATAACGGTGATAAGGATGTGATTGTAGAGTTTGCAGAACCACAGGATTTGATTCTTGATGGAATGAGTATCACGTTCGCTGGCGCCGCTGTTCTTACAGAACTGAACAAAACACACGCTCTTGTGAAAATGGAAGATGGTCGTATCCTTATTCCTGGTGTCGCGTTCTCCGGTGCTGAAACGGCTACGGATAAAATGACATTCAGTGTTCATGAAGCCGGCTTTAAGAACATTGAGGAACCCAACTCTGAAGATGTAGTGAAAACAGCTTTCGCCGCAATGACATATGCCCAGTATTTTCCGAATGCTATTATTCTTAATCCAATGACTGTTAACGGTATGGAATCAGAGAAAGATACGACAGGACGTAATCTTGGTATCGTTAAAATGGTTGATGGGGTGAAATATATTGCCGGTCGTCCGATTATCGAGTATGGTGGTATTCTTCCAGGTAAGTATCTTTTAGGTGACTTTAACCAAGCTGCAAATTTGGTTGATTATACCACTTTGACACTTGAATGGGCTGAAGATGTGGAGACCAAGCTTTGCAATGAAGTTGTGCTGATGGCACAAGAAGAAGTTATCTTCCCGATTTATATGCCGTGGGCTTTCGCTTATGGGGATTTGGCCGCATTGAAGACTGCAATAACTAAAGCGTAGGATTATGGATTACATACTTAGAGGTAACGATAAGGATGTAACCAATGTGCTTAAAGAGCAACGCATTCGGATTAATAGAGGGATGATTCAACTCATCCCTATTTCCGAATGTGGTCTTGTTACAGAAGAAGATGCCCGAAAGACATTGGAATGTATGCTTGCAGAGAAAAATGAAGAGATTGGCAGGCTTACTGCATCCATTGCAGAGAAAGATAAGACAATTGTTGAACTGACAGAAGAGCGTGAAACAATGAAAGCTCGCATTGCAGAACTTGAAGTACAGGTGCCTTCTGATGAAAAGAATCTTCCGGTTGCCGATTCAAAAGATTTGCAAGAGGAAGATGCCAAGGAGGTAACTGTTACAGATGATAAAGCCGTTTCCGTGGAAGATGAAAAGAAAACCGGGAAAGGCAAGACTTCTAAATAACTATCGCTATGTTGATTGATGTTTCATATTTTATGTCAGGTCCCAGGCATATTGAGAATGTTTCGGTCGCTGAAATGCCTTCGCCCCAATCTCTTGCTGTGAATGAGGTGATAAATGGGTATATTAAGGCATTTCAGCCCGAATTTCTCCGGAATGTTGTTGGTGTGACTCTTTCCCAAGCTATCACAGATTATTTGGAGCTTATTGAACGGGAAAAGGAAGATTCTTCAGATGAAGTTGATATTTCAGAAGAGAAGGAAGCCCCCCAGTCCGGATATGCAGTATTATGCGAGAAGCTGTGTGAACCGTTCGCTGACTATGTCTTTTATCATATTCTTCGTGACGCAAACACCCAGGCTACAATAACCGGGCTTGTCCGTTTGAAATGTGCTAATGAATATGTAGCTCCTTTGAAGAGACAAGTAAGCACATGGAATAGCATGGTAGAGAAGAACAAACAGTTTGTTGAATGGGCTATGTCGAATGATTGTCCTTTCGATGTGAAAATAACCAAGAATCTTTTGACCCCAATTAATGCTTTCAATTTATGATAGATTTAGATATAACAGAACTGTTTGAGGAGATTGTAAAGGAACTTCCAGAAGGGCTTGAAATCCTCTATCCAAATGGGAAAGGGGGAACTAAAGTTATGAAGTCCCCAAGGTTGAATTACATCTTCGGTAGCAGTCAATATATCAAAGATATTTTAGATGAATACAGTAAGTCTTCTGCCCAGTCTGAAAGGAAGTTTCCATTGGTTGCACTATTCACTCCAATTAGTGAGGATAGAGGTGATGCGGATTATTTTTCAAAAGCAAAGGTTTCGTTAATTATAGCATGTTCTTCTTGTAAAGAGTGGAGCAATGAGATGCGCAGAACCACATCTTTTAAAAATATCCTTCGGCCAATCTATAAACGTTTATTGGAAGTATTATATGAAGATTCTCGGTTCGACTGCGACTATGACGAAAAAGTGAAACATAGTTATTCAGAAAACTATTCATATGGCAGATACGGAGCCTATACAGATTCCGGTGAGGCTGTGAGCGAGCCGATTGATGCCATAAATATACGCTCGATGGAAATAAAAATTAATAATCTTAATTGTAGAAGAAAATGAGAAAGATTAGAACGTGTAAGGGTTCCCGGATGAACACTGGTAGTTCTGCTTGTAGTATTGACTGGAAAAAAGTCAAAGGTGCTATCTTGACAGAACATGGTGTCAAACTCCCTGCTGATATAACAGGTGAGAAGTTGCTCGAATTGTGCCATGCAGACCGTCCCGGGCGTATTTACCCTATTTTGCCATTCCTGGAGTATGCCAAGAATGGTGGAGAGCCTCAAGTTAATCCTGTAGGGTACGGTGCAAGTGAATACAACGGGCTTAGCGCTCAAACAGACACCTTCACTTTGAAGAAATTTGATGAGGTTTTGAATGCCCAGCTTCTGAAATGTGCCAATAAAGGATGGGACGTTTACTTTTGG